ATACCTTACCCATTGACATATGTTTTGTGGGAAGATGCACAATCTAGCACTACGTGGGAAAATATAGAGGAAACTAAAAATAGACCACACGCCATTTGTTGCAGTGTTGGGTATTTATTATCAAGAAATAAGGAAAGCACAGTTTTAACTTCTGATTTTGGTTTTGACGAATTTGAAGGAAGAATAATCTTACACGATTGCGGAAACGCAATAATAATACCAACTAAAAACATTTTAAAGATTGCTTATATTAATTATACTTATGATCTTTAAAACCCGCCTATTAGGTTGCTCTCTTGGATAACTTATGCTTATAACCCAAGAATTACTCGATTATTTAGAGCAAAAATTCCCAGATAAATCACCTGAATTGAACGATAATGAACGAACTATATGGTTTAAATCAGGTCAATCAAGCGTTGTTAAATATTTGAAACAATTAAAAGATGAACAAAGTAACAACATATTATCAACTTCAACAATAGGAAAACCATAAAATGTGCATGCCATCTTCTCCAAAGATGCCCGCTCCCCCTCCAATTCCCGCTCCGCCAGCAACGGTGGTAAACGCTTCTTCAACTGCGTTAAGGGAAAAAGCACCTACAACACCTCAAACAGCTGCTGGAACACCTTTAAGTGTTGCCAAAAGAAGAGGAAAAAGTGCTTTGAGAATTGAATTAGATCAATCTAATTTAAATGGCGGACAATCAGGTGTCAATATCCCTTAAATAACAATTAAATAAAATAAATGGAAGAAAAACCTTACACAGCGAAATCTCGTTATTTTAAATTAGAAGCATTAAGATTGCCTTATTTAGACAGAGCAAGAGACGCAGCCGAATTTACAATACCAAGTTTAATAACAAGAGCAGGATATAACAGCTCTACAAAACTTTACACCCCGTTTCAAGGCATCGGGGCTAGAGGAACAAATAATTTAGCAAGTAAATTATTATTAGCACTTCTTCCGCCTAATCAATCATTTTTTAGATTAACTCTTGATGAGTTTACCATAGCTAAACTTTCAGGCCAAAAAGGCATGCAAGGAGAATTTGAAAAAGCTATGGGATCAATTGAAAGAGTTATAATGAATGAAATGGAAGTAAATAACTTCCGCACAGCATTATATGAAGCATTAAGACATTTAATTGTTGCAGGTAATGTTCTTGTTTACATTACTCCTGATCTAACTATGAAAATATATCATATAGATCAATATGTAATTAAAAGAGATACTTTAGGAAATGTTTTAGAAATTATAACTAAAGATATTGCAAGTCCTACTTCAGTATCAAAAGAAATTTTAGATCTATGCAATCATTCTGAATACAATAAAGAAAATTTAAATAAATCTATAGAAATCTACACGAGAATAACTCGGTCAGATAATAAAAGGTGGCTTGTCCAACAAGAGGTCAATGACAAAGTCATACCAAGTTCTATTGGAAATTATCCATTGGACAAGTCTCCTTTTATACCTTTACGTTACACCACTACATCTGAAGATTGGGGCCGAGGATTTATAGAAGAGTACATGGGAGACTTACGATCGCTGGAGTCTTTATACAAAGCAGTTGTTGAAGGTTCTGCTGCTGCATCCAAAATATTATTTCTTGTAAGACCAAACGGAGTAACAAGATTAAAAACTTTATCTGAAAGTCCTAACGGTGCAATTAGAGAAGGAGATGCTAGTGATGTATCTACTTTACAAATGCAAAAATCAGCAGATTTTCAAGTTGCATTTCAAACTATGAAATTGATTGAAGAAAGATTGCAAATGGCTTTTATGCTTGTTCAATCAGTTCAAAGACAAGCAGACAGAGTTACTGCCACAGAAATTAGATTATTAGCAGAAAATTTAAATGAAAGTGTATCTGGACTGTATTCTTTATTATCTCAAGAATTACAATTACCTTTGATTAATAGATTAATGTACCAAATGGAAAAAGCTAAAAGATTGCCAATGCTTCCAAAAGATCAAATCAAAGTTAAAATTGTAACAGGATTAGAAGCGTTAGGTAGATCAAGTGATTTACAAAGATTAAATACATTTGTTCAACAATTAATGCCTTTCCAAAATCAACTTATGTCTTACATAAATTTAGATGAATACGTTAAGAGAGTAGGTACATCTTTAGGTATTGATATGGATGGACTAATTAAATCACCAGAACAAATACAAGAAGAACAAGCTATGGCTCAACAGCAAGCTTTAATTGAACAAAATTCACCATCGGTAGTTAAAGAAGGAATGGGAATGTTACGAGACGCTGCGGCTCGAAATGGGGAAACAATACCACAGCAATAACAATAACAACAAAAGAAAGAGAGAAAGATAATTATGGGTGAAACCGTAACCTTAAATACTCAAGAAAAAACAGAACCAGTAGAGTCTAAAGAATACCAACAGCAGATGATTGATAAAGCTAATCAATTAACTACTCCAGATGCGGAACCGCTTGCCCCATTGGCTACTGAACCAAAACCAGTTGAAAAAATACTTGGTAAATTTAATTCCACAGAAGATTTAATTAAATCTTATCAAGAATTAGAAAAGAAACTTGGTCAACCAAAAGTAAATGATATTAAACAAACAAATAAATTAACAGCTGATAAACCAGCTGAAGTTAAACCTTTATTTAATTTTGAACAAGCAGAAAAAGATTTTAACGAAACTGGAAATATATCAGAACAAACTATTTCTGAATTAGAAAAAGCTGGTCTATCAAAAAATTATATAAATAATTATATTGAAGGACTTAAAGCTTTATCAGAAAGATTTGTAGAAACCGCTTATAAAGAAACAGGCGGTAAGGAAAGTTATGAAAAAATGACTGCCTGGGTTGCTTCAAATTTAGCTGAAACAGAAGTTCAAAAATTTAATGATGGAGTTGCGTCTGACGATCAGACTGCCATTTACACTATTAAAGGAATGTTCGCTAGATATAATCAAGCAAACAGAGAACCAAATTTAAGATTAGGAGAAACTTCAACTCAATCTTCAGGAGATGCTTACGAAAGTATTGCTCAAATGAAAGAAGATATGAAAAATCCTAAATATAATACAGACCCTGCATTTAGAAGCATGGTTGAAAATAAATTATCGAGATCAAAGATATTCTAATAGGACAAAGTAGTTAGTCCTGTGTGAATAAAGCGAAAGTAAGCTTTACCCTCTGAGGAGGACAATTTAGATTGAAATTAGCTTTTTTAATTTAACTACAACTTAACTTAAAAAAGAAAGGATATTTTATAATGTCAAATTATACAGTATCAAATTTAGGTCAAGTTGCTGCCGCTGGCTCTACAAATGCACTATTTCTTCAATTATTTTCTGGAGAAATTTTAACTGCATTTGAAAGAGCAAACGTAGCACTTGATAAGACACAAGTTAGAACTATCTCTAATGGTAAGTCAGCAGCTTTTCCAATAATTGGAAAAACAACAGCTGCATATCATACAGCAGGTACAGAACTAACTGGTGTAGCAATCAAACACAATGAAAGAGTAATCACTATTCAAGATTTATTAGTGGCTCACACTTTTATTGCGAACATTGATGAAGCTAAAAATCACTTCCAAGTAAGAAGTTTATACGCAAATGAGCTTGGTAATGCTTTGGCCGTGCAAATGGACAAACACATTTTCCAAACTGTTTACAATGCTTCAAAAGCAACTGCATTAGATCCGCAAGCAGCTGGTCAATCAGTTACTGAAGCAAACTTCTTAACAGACGGAAAAAAAGCAGCAGAAGCTATTTACGCAGCAGCACAAATTCTTGATGAGAATGATGTGCCTGAGTCAGATAGGTTCGCAGCAGTTTCTCCAGCAGTATATTACAACATGATAAAAGACACTACAGCAGCTACAATCAATAGAGATTTTGGCGGTCAAGGTTCTTTTGCTGACGGTAATGTATTTAAAATTGCTGGCATCCAAATCGTAAAAACTAATAACCTTCCATCTGGTACAATTTCATCAGGTGTTGGTTCTGGTTCTATCGTTGGCGGTGCTGGTAATTTAGGTGGAACTTTTACTAATGATAAAGCAGTTGTATGGCATAAATCATGCAGCGCAACTCTGAAATTATTAGATCTGTCTACAGAGATGGAATATTCAGCAAGACATCAAGGTACATTAATGGTTGCTAAATATGCAGTAGGTCATGGTGTATTAAGACCAGAAGCTTCTGTAATTATTAAAACAGCTTAATTAACCTAGTAATGTAAATTAAGGGGAGGGGAGAAATCCCCTCTCACTTAATCAATTAATAACAAAAAATAATGCCATTAACAGCAACATCAAAATTAGAAGCCGTTAACACAATGTTAACAGCAATAGGGGAAATACCTGTGTCTAGTATTACAGCCGCTACCACAAACGATGTTTCAATTGCAATTAACATTTTAGAAGCAACTTCAAGAGAAGTTCAATCCAAAGGCTGGTATTTTAATACAGATTTAAATTATACACTTAGTCCAAATAATTCTAACAACATAGAATTACCTGCAAACACACTTAGAGTTGAACTTGAAGGTTCATCTCGTTCAAATAATTATGTTGAACGTAATAGAAAACTTTATGATCGCTATAATAATACATTTACAATCACGTCTCCTGTAAAAACAAGTATAGTTTGGTATTTAGAATTTGAAAACATTCCAGAAGTTGCTCGTCATTATATAACAATAAGAGCAGCAAGAATATTTCAAGATCGCATGTTAGTTTCTGCTGAACTACATAAATTTCATGAAATGGATGAATTACAAGCTTACATGAACCTTACAGAAGCAGAAGGTGATCTTGGTAGACATAACATTTTAACTGGTAATTATGATGTTTATTCAACTTTAGACAGAGGAAATTATCAACCTCATTTTAGTGATGGCGATGAATAATGGCTGCTCGATTAATCTCATCATCAATTCCAAATTTATTAAACGGAGTTTCTCAACAAGCTGACACAGTAAGATTACCAAATCAATTTGAAATTCAAGAAAATGGTTTGTCAGATGTTGTTTTTGGTTTAGGAAAAAGACCACCAACAGAACATATTGCAAAATTAAGTAACGATACTAACACCAACAGTAAAATACACATTATTAATAGAGACTCTACAGAACAATATGTTGTAATAATTACTAACGGTGGAATTAAAGTCTATGATTTAGATGGTGTTGAAAAAACTGTAATTGCACCATCTTTAACTTATTTAAATTCAACCAGTCCAATATTAGATATAAATTTAGTCAGTGTTGCAGATTACACGTTCGTTGTTAACAAAGACATAACAGTTTTAAAATCTGGAAACGTAACAGCAGCAAGACCTTCAGAAGCTTTGTTTTATGTAAAAAATGGTCAATATAAAACTAGCTATAAAATAAAAATTGATGGTGTTGAAAAAGCCAGTTATGAAACTTTAGACAATTCAAACTCAGCTAACGCATCAAGCATTACTACAGATAATATAGCAACAGAACTATTTAATGATTTAAATTCTGCGGGCCTTTCTGGTTATACAATTACAAGAGATGGATCCATAATACATTTAGTAAAAAATACAGGAACATTTACTGCTGATGTATCAGATGGCATAGGAGGTGATGGTTTAATATTAATTAAAGATAAAACAAACAGTTTTACAGATTTACCATATAAAGGAGTTGTAGGTTTTACAGTTGAAATAGCTGGAGATAACGGAAGTGAATACGACAATTATTATGTTAATTGGAATGGAACAGCTTGGGTTGAAACTGTTAAAAGTGGAATTGATAATAATATAAATTCAAATACACTTCCTCATTTACTTATTAGAACTGCTGATGGTAATTTTAGATTTACCAAAGCAGACGGTTCATCTTACGTTATAAATGGCACTACATATAAAGTACCTACATACAATCCAAGAACTTGCGGTGATAGTGAAACATCCCCAGATCCTAGTTTTGTAGGTAAACAAATTGCAGACGTATTCTTTTATAGAAATAGATTAGGAATTATATCCAATGAAAATGTAGTATTTTCTAAAGCAGGAGAATTTTTTACATTTTATCCTGAAACAGTAACTACAGTTTTAGATGATGATGCAATTGATATTTCAGTTTCTCACAACAGAGTTTCTAATTTAAAATACGCTGTAGCTTTAAACGAAGAATTATTGTTATTTTCAGATCAAACACAATTTTTATTAAAACCTGAAGAAGTATTAACAGCTAAAACTGTTTCAATAAATCAAGCTACAGAATATGAAATTGATCCAACTTGTCAGCCTATTCCTATAGGACAAAACGTTTATTTTGCTTTTAAAAGAGGACAATATGCGGGTGTAAAAGAATATTTTTTATCAGTTGATTTACAAACTAAAGAAGCTTTAGACACTACTATAAACATCCCTAGGTACATTAAAGGTAATTTATATTCATTAAGAGGCTCTACAACTGAAAATACTATTTTTGGTTTTGCTACAGGAGAACGAAACATAATTCATGTTTATAAATTTTATTTTGATAATCAAAACAAAGCTTTACAAAGAAGTTGGTCAAAATATGTATTTCCAACAGCAGACGTATTATTAGATGGTTCTGCTATTGAAAATTATTTTTATTTAGTAGTTAAAAGAGCTGATGGTACTTATTTAGAAAAAATAAATTTAAAAACAAATGAAGTTGATACAGATTTAAATTTTCCTGTATTGCTTGACAGAAAAGTTTTAGTAACAGGAGTTTATAATTCAGGTGCTAACACTACTACATGGACACTTCCATACCCAGCTACACAAACTCGATCAATTATTTTAGGTGGTTCTTGGAATACTCAAATGAGAGGTAGAAATATAACTGTATTAAATTCAACATCTACTACATTGACAGCAACTGGAAATTATTCAACAGCAGCAGCTTATGTAGGATTAAATTATAGATTTAAATTTAAATTTTCTACTATTTATATGAGAGAACAAAAAGCAACAGGAAACACATCTACAATTAGCACAGGCAGGTTGCAGCTTAAAAAATTAAATTTAATATATGCTGATACTGGATTTTTTAAAGTTATTTTAACTCCTCGTGCAAGAACAGCTTCAATATATCCTTTTACAGGACAGATATTAGGTTCTGCTGCATTTATTTTAGGTCAGCCTATTTTAGAAAGTGGAGAATTTAAAGTTCCAGTTCAATGTAGAAATACTGATATAGAAATTGAGATTGAAAGTGAAAGTTACTTACCTTGTAATTTTTTATCTACAGAATGGCAGGGTTTATATTCAACTATTTCAGGCAGATTGTCAGTTTAATGACTACAAGAATTGCAACTGAAAGAGTTACTGTAGAACAAGATATTTATGAACTTGTAAAAAATATAAGAAAACCAGATTACGAAGAAGTTAAAACAATATCAAATTCAGATGATATTTTATATCCAATTTTAACAGGTTGGAAAAAATCTGAATATTCAAAAACATTTTTAGTAAATGATAAAGTCGCAGGTGTTTACGGACTTGTTAAATCAGCAGATAATAAAATGGCAGCTTGTCCTTATTTATTATGCACAAACGAATTATATAAAATTAAAAAATCATTTATTAAAGGATGTAAGCAAAGAGTTGAGGAAATGTTATTTAAATTTCCAATACTTTTTAACTATA